GCACAATCGATCGAGGTTGCGTTCCGTCCATCTGCTGTCCCTACCTTCGATTTCAGCAAGAGCTGATAATCGTTTTGATCGTAATACCCCCGGCTTGCGCTGGGGGTTTTTTTGTGAGTATTATCTGCTTACTGTTTCAAGGCTTTTATGTCTACCGCTGGCGCCAGTCTTCGTGCTCTTGACCGCCTAAAGAAAGCTGCGAATCTTGTCCCTGTCAAAAGAATTGTAATTCTAAGCGATGGTGCTGAGTTTGAATTTTGGTCTACGCCATTGACGATGGCAGAACGTGAACGCGCACAAAAGCAAGCCGGGTCAGATGACGCTACTCAATACGCTTTGCAGCTATTGGTGAACAAGCGACAGATGAAAATGGTCAGCGGATGTTTAAAGCTGGTGAATTGGCCGAGCTTAAAAACGACGTGCGCGACGAAGACTTGCAAGGTTTGATGCTTGCTCTTGTAACAGGAGAAGGCAACGTTACTGAGGACGAAGCAAAAAACTAGCCAAGCTCTTCAAAGATGACTATCCATTAAGGGTTCAGATGCGTATAGCCCGTGAACTGGGCTATACATTGTCTGAGCTTTCGCAAAAGATGTCACGCGAAGAGCTGCAGCTCTGGTGTCTGCTGTATGAAACAGAAGCAGCAGAAGAAGCTGAAATGCGCCGCAAGGCAAAGCGGAGGTAGACTTGTGCCACACGGTTAAGAGCTTGTGGCATGGGCGTTGTTGTTGTTGACCTAACTGGCAAGGATAGCCTTAGCCCGGTTCTCAAAGGGGTTGATAGCAGCGCCAAGAAGCTAAACAAAACCATCACAGACTCTCGCGGCAAGCTGCGGAATGCCCAAGGGCAGTTTGTGGCTATGTCTAAAAGTGCTGGCACAGCAAGGCAAAGCGTCAAGTTGCTTGGCACTACATTTTCAACTTATTTGGGCCCTGTTGTTGCTATAGGCGCAGCAATTACAGGAGTTTCAAAAGCTCTCAGCATCATGGGAGACCGTGAGGCTGATGCAGCTGCTTTGGCAAATGGCTTGAAAGGTTTGACGACAAATGGTACGGCAGCTTTAGATGAATTAAAAAGCAAAGCCGATGAACTGGGGAAAGCCACTTTGTTCAACGAAGAGGACTTTACAAAATCATTTAAACTGCTTACAAGTTTTAGGACTATTGGCGTCAGTAGTTATGGAAAGGTCGCGGAAACTGCTGCTGACATGGCACAAGTGCTTGGGCAAGATGTAAGCGGTGTAATGCTGCAAGTTGCTAAAGCTCTTGAAGCCCCAGAAATTGGACTAACTGCTTTGCAGCGTTCGGGCACTCGGTTTACCGCGCAGCAAAAAGAGCAAGTTAAAGCAATGGTAAAAGCAAATAATGTTGCTGGTGCTCAGGCATTCATTCTTAAAGAACTTAAAACGCAATATGGCGGTGCTGCAAAAGCTGCTGCCAAGGGGTTTGCTGGTGCGATGGATACGCTGGGCGAGGTTACGCGTGATGCGTTTGAAGCATTTGGCAATCTAATTGCACCTGGAGTTATTGGTGGCATATCACTGCTGAGCACAGGAATTGAAAAGCTGAGTGGTTTTTTCCAAGTGCTTGGCCAGCGAGTAATGCCGTTGTTTCAAAGCGCATTACAGCCGGTTATAGAAACAATGCAAGGGATATTCAAAGACATTCCTTTTGACAAGGTTGCGAACATTATTGGCAATCAAATTGTTAATAGTTTTGTTTTGCTTGGGAACGTTCTTAAATTTGTTTCTCCTTTAATTGTTGTTATAGTTAAAGCACTTGTCGAAGGACTGAAAAACAGCCCGCTTGGCTTTGTTGTTCGGCAGGCTTATAAGTTAGCTGAAGCAATGGGCATGACAAAGCCTTTGATTGAAGATTCTGCAAAAGCTAGCAATAAGTTGGGGCAGGGTTTTAATGATATACCTGGCAAAATTGACGCTGCTACAGAAGCAAAAAAACGGTTTATTGAAGCAACAAAAAGCTCTCTTGAGTTTTTGAACCAAGAAAAAACACAAATTAAAGCTCAACAAACCGCTTACGCAAATACTGTCAAGGTCACAAATGCTCGCCTAAACGCAGAAAAAGCAATCAATAGTATGCAGGGCCAGGGTCTTGAGATTGCATACGAGCAAGCCAATTCAGCGGCCGAACGCTTGAAGATTGCTCAGGAGATTTTCCAGAACGAAATGCAAGGGGCAAATATTGTTTACCAGCAAACTTTAAACAGCATCGAAGCAGAGCGGCAAAGACTTGAGTTCCGCAAAGAGGCAGCAGCCATTGAAGGCCGAATGATCCAGGCCAAGGGTGAGCTTGCTGCAGCAGAAGCAAAGAGCGCAGAAAAGGCGGCTTTAATTCTAGAAAAAACAAAGGCAGCCGTTAACGTTCAAAGGCAGAACGTACAAATGCTTGAGAGTCAAATTCGTACGCAAGGCCAAATTGCTGTACATCAAAAGCAAGCCGCGCAGGCTCAGCTTCAGTCAGCACGCATGACAGCAGAGCAAAACGCAAAGCAAAAACTTGTTAGCAAAGAAATTGGACTAAGTAGCACAAACGCAGACAATCTTGTCGGCAGACTTGGCGAAAGTGCAACGAATGCAATTATGTTAAAAAATGAACTTTCCAATAGTAATACAAACACGCAAAACCTAGCGACAGGAACGGGACGAGTTGCAGAAAATGCACAGCAATCGTCGTTTATGTTTATCCAAGTCGCAAACAATGCTCAGTCTGCAGCCAATGCAATCAACTCTGCAGCAAGCGCTCAGGCTCGTTTGAATAGTTTGCGAAGATCCCAGCCTTCATCTAATTCAACAACAACAACAACAACAACAGAAGGTGCAGCGGCTGGTGCTTACTGGAAAGGTGGTTTCAAAGCGTTTGCTAAAGGTGGCATGGTTAAAGGCCCAACACTTGGCCTTATTGGGGAAGGCGGCGAGCCTGAGTACATTATTCCGCAAAGCAAAGCGGCTGGATTTGCTGCCAACTTCTTGTCAGGCCAGCGCGGGGCTGGTGCTATTCCAGGCTTTGCGGACGGTGGCGTTGTTGCCCCGTCTTCTGCAAGCGTGAACATCCAAACAGGGCCTGTAACCCAAATGAATGGGCAGAATTTTGTCACAACGCAAGAAATGTCAGCAGCTGTGCGGTCTGGCGTACAGCAGACATTAGACTTATTGCAACGCGACGGTATAGTTCGTGCATCCTTGGGCTTGTAATGTCAACTAACTACGACATCATGTGCTTTCTTGAGTATTACACTGACCGCGCAAGTGTGTTTAGCGGTGGCAAAAGAACACCTACAAGGCAGTGGCAAAACTTTTTTCAAGAAGGGCAAGTGCTAGGTAGCGTCGACACTGAATCAACCGCAACTTATTATAATTTAGCTTTTGACGTTGAAGGCTTTGGGTCAAACCTTGGCTCTCATATAAACGATCTTATGGTTACGATTGCAGCAACTGCCGATTTAATTGACGTTACTGACGCAGCAATGACAGCAGACAATCTTGTAATAGCAACTTTGTATATACAAACGGCAGGGGGCAATGTTTTTGATACATCAAGTGCTCAGCGAATTAGTCGTTACATCGGCAGCTTAGAAGAAGCAAGTATTTCGGATATTAAAATTAGCTGGAAAGTCAACCCTGCGATTGATAAGATGAAGCCACAAGCTCCAACCCGCAAAATTACATCAAACATGTTGAACAGAGCTAATCTCAAAGTACCATGAAGGAAAGTATCTTTGGCGATCATTTTAAGGTTATTTGCGCGGATGGTCTCACCCGTGAAGAATGCAGCCTTACACTCCACAATGGAGCATACGCTTACCTAGACAGTTCTGGCGAGTTGCTTGAAGGCGATCGTGCCGTAACGCAAACGCTAAGCGGGAGTTTTGCTGTAACCGCTATGGAATTAGCTGTTATTGTCAGTAAGTATGGCCCGCTGAATTGCTAATGGGAAGACAATCTAAGACGCAAAGCCAGTTTAAAATAAGGCCAGCAAGCTCAAACGAGCGGGCTGATGCGGCTATTCAAAACAGCAAAAAACCAAGAAATAATAGCCAAGAAGGCAAAGCACAAAAAACAGGAACAGCAGGTGAAACTATTCCAATTGTCTTTGGAAAACGTGTCAGCAATGTTGGTGGTGTTTGGCTGGAACCTGTTTTAACGAAGCAAGCCTCATACAATTTTCAAGGGATTTTTCTTTACGCTCTCAGCCAAGGGGAAGTCGTAAGCACGCCTGTAGTTTATCAAACTTATGTAGGTTTAACTCAAATCCAATCAAGAACAGGAACACTGCCAGCTTTAAATAAATATTATACGTCTGCTTCGTCAATAGCGTCATCTCCCAATACTTGCCCAATTACAAGCGGTAAAATTTTTTGTGATTCAAATTCAAATTTTTTTATTGGCGAAGTTCAAAAAGCTGGTTCATTTACTATCCTGGGTAGAGAGTTTACTACTTTTCACACAGACAACGCTCAATTAACTATTGGACTTGGCGACACGACTAATGCGGTATTGGTTGTTACTGGCAATAATTATTTTGCGTGGGATTCTGTGACTGGGGCAGATGTAACAGCAGCATATTTTACTAGTGTTGGAATAAGTAACCCTGCTTCGTATGAGTTTGTTTTTAACAGGAGCCCAAGAGGCGGCAATCTTATTG